CCCAACAGGTGCGGCGACAAACGAACTTGTTGACCTTCAAACCTCCAACAGCATTGGAGATACTGTGCAAGGTCAAACAATTGTCAAGGCTTTCTTTACTTCTGTTGATGGTGCAAAGATCGAGACACCCGGAGCTGTGGTAGTTGATGCACTTGGGAATGTAGTCGGTTCGGTTTCAGCAACCGATCCCGCTAAATTCCAAACAGGTTTCAACGATTGCCGCATTCCAGTCAATCTAAACTTCAAGGCTCAATACCTAACTAACGCCTGAGGTGAAAGAATGGCAAAGTTGACTAAAAGTGGCGCTAAAAAGAGGTGCGCTGAAATCATCACTAAAATGTCTAAACTGTTCGACGCTGAATATGCATCAGTAAAAGACTATCAAGATGTTAGAAGCGTTATTCAGAGAATCAGAAACCGTGTAAAGTGATATGGTATGCCGCTTCCCGATGCGCCCACCAAGTCGCCTCGCGTGTATAAGATTCTCAAGGTCAAAACACTTGATGCAGAAGCTCCGAACAGTCTTTCTCAAACTGATATAGCCTCAGTAGGTAATCCGATCAGCATTGAGATGCTAAATGAAGATGAATTAAGGCGTCTAGTGCTAGTCAACTTAGCGAGATTGACAGTTAAACAGGAATGGGACGGGTTGTTATCATGAGTCCTTTACCCGATGCAGACAAGAAATCACCTAGAGTGTACACATTAACCCAGAATACCGATCTTGAGAACCTTGCATTTGCTACAATGCAATCAATAGGACAACCAATTTCAATCGAAGAAATGTCTGAGGATGAGCTAAGACGGTTAGTTTTGGTTAATCTGGCGAGGCTCAGCGTGAAGGGGGAGTGGGATGGTTTGCTTACATCCTCAAGCGGAGGCGGAGGTGTTGAGGTACTAGGTGCAGAGATGGCTAACCCTTCAACATACAAGCATTGGAATGTGTGCGCCATGCCTCCTTACGGTTCTTCTAAGATTAAGTCAAACGCTAAGACCGACCAAAAAGGTATGTTCTTTCCTTTCATTTCCCCTCAGTCTGGAGCTTTGACAAGTATGAGAATGAGAATCAACACTGCAGTAGCCGGTGGGGGTTTCTTCGTCGGAATATATTCCGCTGATGAAAACACATTCTTACCAAAAGACTTGATTGGTTATGGAGAATTTGCAACAGACTCAACAGGTAATCTTGAGATTACAAGTTTTTCATCTACAATCACCTTGACTAGAGGCACCTATTACTGGATGTATTCAAACGCCGACTCAGCAACAACAGCAACGAATTGTGTGTTCTATGGGAATGAAATGGCAACAGGCACGGCAGTACCTTCTCTCGGTGGCCCGTATGATACGATTACTACAAGCGCACAAGGAATTGGTTTGAGGTATTCTTCGGCCAATACTGGAACGCCAGAATCGTCCATAACCGCCTCAGACATAGAACCATCTTCGCCGTTTGGTGCTACTCAAACGGGCGACCCCCCGACCATATTGTTAGCTTGGACTTGATAGCATGACTAAGCGTCGCCCAGAGAAGGTCATTGAATATCGAATCTCCCTCCAAGATAAAGAAAGAGATCTGCTTGAACACTTGGTCTATGTAGAAGGCACAGCCAAAGCGTTCAACCAATTTACTGAACCATTTGTTGAAATTTTGAAAGATAATACGGCTATGGTTCTGATATTGACTGCACTTGCCGGTTATCTTGGTTGGGAATATGTAGCAAATCCCGCCTTGACAAATGCAGGTGAATTGTTGGCAGACTGGCAAGCCCAATATGCCGCTGTTAAAGATACATTAGACGAAAAGAAGAAACAAGCACAAGCGGTAACTGAATCCTTCTTGACAAAAGTTCCCGGTGTCGGTCCAATGTTCAAACTCCTTTTCAGGTTGTATTAATTATGGCTCCAAAGATTCCTCAATTTGACCCAAATACCCCCCCCTTGAGGCTCACTTTGCCTATCTTTTTGGCCTTCATTTTGGGCTATTTGGCCGGTTCGGGCGAATTGTCGCAATTCCTCTAATTCTTTGCCCTGATTGGTTATGACCGTTTGAAGGACGGCAATATTCCTCAGTAGATCATCATAACTCGGTTCCTCACCCCTCTTAGCGAAATACCACTCAATAGCATCTGACACCTTGCGAGATTTCCCCCCCATCCTTCTGGGGTGAGTAATCCCCTGAACAATCTTAGCGGCGGCGGGGGTTAATCGAAACGAATGAGTAGCTCCTGTTATTCTTCTCTCTTTCATTCTGTCCACCTCTCCAAACCTTGCGGCCCTAGATTACCGGGCTTTTTCCACACATTCAAGCATGTTAAATTACGGACATTTGGTATTTGGTAAATCCCCCAACAAGCAACCAATTCAGCATTAGGCGCAGGAGTCGCACTTGGCAAATAGGCAAAGGTCATCAGATAACCGCCGGGCCTTAGAAGCCTCCATCCTTCTTTTGCGAATGCATCAATCCCTGAATAAACTTCTTTGGTTCCGTACAAGGTGTCGGCTAAATCCTCAGAATATGGCGGGTCAATTCCGACCCAATCATAAGACTCTGATTGAAGTCCTGTATCTCTTGCATCTGCGATAATGTTAGCTGTTGTCTTTGTTCTTCTTCTAGTCGCACCTTGGCCGGTTCTCTTTCCCCATTTCTCTTTTGTTTCTTCATCAATTTGCTCTTGAATATCGACTCTATCACTGTCAGGGTCAATAAGCCCCACTGCACCTGCGCAGAGATGAATTCTTTGATCTCCCCACCAGCCCATTTCTCTAACCCATTCAAGAAACCCGATAGGATAACTCCCCGGATAACCTGATGCGCTTCTAGCACTAAAGCACTTGGTCCCCCTTGACACATTTTCGTGATTCCATTCATTCATTCAATTCAACTCCGCAACAAGGACAATAATACCATTCATAGAAGCGACATTCTTTAGCTACAAACGAAGAATTGGGATAAGGAAATTGACAGTTGGGGCATTCCCCTTTGATGCCGGGGCGTGACATCAATACCACTCCGGGTCTTCTGTGGCCATGTTCAGGCGTCTGGCAGAGTCTGTAGAGTGCAAGTCCTCAACTTTAGCCTCCAACTCCCTGATCCTTTCCTTCAAAAATTTGCATATAAACAACAAGTTGTTGTCATTTGTATTCATGAATTCCTTTGTCTCTTTCATATTTTGTTCTAGGGCGGTTATCCTCTCTTCTTGGGTCTTCTGGGTTCCCATAATACACACGAACAGGTGACTGGGTATAATATTACCTGAGAAATGTATTACATTACCTTCACTTTTATTCACTTTTATTCACTTTCACTATTACAACCCCGTTTTATCTGTTCAAGCCCTCCGTTCTTGGTAGTCTATCAAGATGCCGGGTCAGGGGGGGAAAATCCCCCCTTCCCCGGTGGGTTCATAGACCGCACACGGTCGGTATGCGGTAGTATGTCACCCGAAATGATGTTTCTTTGCGCCCTTTCTGCCCTAAATCTAATTCTTTTGATTGTCTTTGCTTTCTTTGCATCTAGATCTATTGATGATGCAATCGAAGAATTAGATGCTAGGGTTGCAGGAGCGCTCACAGCTCTAGTTGAGAACTTCACCGGAGGCGGTTTTGAGGGGTTTGAACCTCCTAATCCTATTCAAAATGCAATCGGACAGTTAATTCAAGCATGGGCACATCAACAAACACAAGTGATCCCCGCCCAAGTAGTTGAAAGAAATGAAAGCGGTCAATTCGCAACCAAAGATAATAAGCGAGATTCTGCACCTTGAGAGACATGGCACGCAGACGCAAGAAGTCCACACGCCGAAGAAGCCCCAAAACATTCAGCCTATACGATGCGGCAGTATCTTACCTGAACCTCTCAATTCTAACTGAGGGAATCATGGGCACTTCGCCCGTGGGCGTAGTAACAGGTGCAACCGATCTTGGTTACACAACCGTCACAGACCCACGCTTAGGCGCATCTTCGTCCGTCGTTACCGGCGCAGGTGCAATATCTCTAGGCGACATTCTGAATCAACCCGCTTTGGCGGCCAATACAATGATGGCTAACGCACAGAGTAACATGGTTCCAATGGCAATCAGCGCCATTACCCTCAACGCAGGTGCGAAGATATTCAGAAAGGTCATGAGACAGCCATTCAACAGAGCTAACAGGCTGATTAAGCCTCTAGCACTTGGAGTGAGGTTGTGATTTTATGGCAACTAACACGGTAAACGGAATTTTGGTTTGTTCCGATGGTACAAACATTCCACTAAAGGCAGAACTCGCAGAGGGTACGGAGTCCGATCTAACGACCGACACCACCTATACAGTCAGCGCACAGAACATAGGCGACTATGGAATGGGTAAGACAGTCATTAGTGGTCTAGTAACCTGCGACAACGGAGTAGCATATGCATACATCTTGAGGCAGGGTCTAGTAGCTGCAATCATTCCGGTCGCATGCAAAGGTATCTCTTCTCCAACTCCGGCCCTTTGCGCCCCCTTTACTCTGCAAGCGGGCGATAAGCTCCGGGTAATGAACAACACCGCCGCCGACAGAGAAGGCGCACTTTGCTACTACACGGCTCAAGGAGTTTCTAGAATTGCAGTAGTCACCCCAACAGGTGCGGCGACAAACGAACTTGTTGACCTTCAAACCTCCAACAGCATTGGAGATACTGTGCAAGGTCAAACAATTGTCAAGGCTTTCTTTACTTCTGTTGATGGTGCAAAGATCGAGACACCCGGAGCTGTGGTAGT